TCATTCATCGTGGGCTTTCTACCAAGGCGGCGGTGGAGTGACCACATTCAATAATTCTCAATTCACCAATAATGGTTATGCAATTACCTCTGACCACGGCGACACGCGTGATGCCCTAAGCCTTACGGACACAGATTACTCAAATCGTATTTATGTCAATGGCTCTACATTTACATCAAATACTTATGGCATTCGTACCGAGCGCTTTGTAAAAATAAATAACAGCCAGTTCACAGGAAACACACAGGTTGGTGCATATTTAGGAGGGCTCAACCGTCAGCAAGTTCTGAATTCAACATTTACTTCAAACGGTGTTGGCGTGTACTTCTCATCGTGGATTCCCACCTCTTGGCCGGTTGGTGCTGGCAACCAAACGGTTTCAGGTAACACATTCAATGGCAACACGACCGCTATTCAGTTTGCTAACAACTGGAATAACGGCTCCTCCGTGCACAACGGAGTAAGTGCGAACTCTTTCTCCACAGCCACTGGAAACACATTTGGTGTCACTGCGCTAAACACAAATAATTTCTCGGGCTCTGGATATGTGGAGTCCAACAACACAATTACTGCGGCCTACCTGAATCCAGTTACAAACTTGACTGCCGTTGCAAACCCAGATGGCAGTGTTGACCTTGATTGGGATGCATCGGCGGCAAGCAATACCGCTATCTACGGTTACGCGGTTAGTTTTTACGACCTAACCGTAATTGGTGGAGCAACATCAGGTGGTTGGGGAGTTTGGACTAATCAAGGAACCAACTACTCGTTGAGCACTGGGATGTTCTCTGGAAGCAATCCTGTCACGACTGGATACGGACCAGTTCGTTTCGGTATTAAAGCAATGAGCGGTCAGTGTGTTGGGGTCGGAACTGGTAGTTGCACCTATGGTCCTGAAGTAACCGTTGATGCAACTGTTCTTGACCCGACAACTACTTTATCTACTACTACAACTACGACCAGTACGACCGTCGCTCCTGTCGTCGCGACTCCCCCAAACGGTACAACAGTGCCACTCCCGCAATACCCAGAGCCTGAAACAGAATCCACAACGGTGCCGCTTCCCGTAGAAACAGAACCTGAAATCGAATTGCCAACAGAGACAATTCCAGAATACTCAGAACCAATTGGAATAGACCCAACAGAAACCGAACCGGTAATAGTAGTAATTCCACCAGACGAGTTTATCCTCCCAGAAGAGGGAGAAACAATTTCTACTGGTCAATTAGACGATATTCTTGAGGATACGTTTACAACCGATATTGAGGCTGACGAGGTTGGCGCTGTTCTTGACACACTCCTCGGCGCAGAACTTACCGACACCCAGTTTGACAATGTCCTAGAAGCCGTCTTCACCGAAGATGTTTCAGCAGATGTATTCACCGAAGCACTAACAACGATGCTGGATGCAGACATCACTAGCGAACAGTTAACGGCAGTTTTGGATTCAGCATTCTCGGAGGATACTTCCGCTGAGAATATGGTGACGGCTTTGGAATCAATCTTTGATGGTCCGCTTAGTTCTGGCGACCTAGACAAAGTTATGGACGCAGTATTTGACGAGGACATTTCCGTTGCAGACACTATGACCGTACTTGACGACTTGCTTGAAACAAATCTTAGCCAAGCAGAAACAGAAGCAATTTTTGACAGCGTGTTTGACGATGACCTTTCCGATGCGGAAACAATTGACCTCATCGTTGATGTGTTGGCGGACGAAATCACCTCAGAGTTGTTGAACACTGTTCTTGGTGCGGTATTTGACGAAGAAGTAAGCACTGAGGTTTTGATTGAAACCTTTACCGCTGTATTGGGTAACGAACTAGATGCCGAGTCAGTTGGAGTAATCGTGGACGTGTTGGAATCCGACACAATTACGAGCGAGCAGGTCGGACAAGTCGTTACGTTGGTAATCGAGCAAGAAGGTGGCATTGAGTCAGGACAAGCAACCGAACTTGCAACGAGTGCAAAAGTTCTTGAAAGCATTGACGGCGAACAAGCATCCGCAGTGTTTAATGCAATAGTTGTTTCCGAAGTTTCCGAAGAGGCTGGTGCTGAAATTTCAGAGGCGCTCACCGAAGCCCCAACCGATGTTAAGGAATCATTTGAAGAAGAAATCAATGTGTTCGCCGGTGTGTTTGATACGTATATCGCATTAGGTTCTTCTATAGATGTTGGTACGAGACGAAGCGTGATTGCGGTAAACTTGGTGACTAGCACTGTGGCTCTGGCTGCTGCTGGTGGTGGAATACCAACCCCTGGACCTTCAACTCCTTCTGCACCACGACAAGATGTCGCGGCTCGGAAAGAAGAAGAAGAGACAGAAGAGGGTGGAGCAATCGAAGGCGAAGGCCCAGATTGGATTAAGCAGATATCTATTTACAAATATGAGGATGGAGTGAGAGTTATGGACTGGAAGAACTTTACAAGAAAGTTTGTTTACGGAGTTATGGCATCTGGTTTCACCCTTGCTGGTGCCACGGTTATGTACTTCACCCTCTCTGGATTAACGCAACAAATTGCCCTATGGGGAACGGTCTTGGCATTTACTGCATCAATGTACTTGCATATGAAGGAACCAGACGACGAATAATTGTTTCAGTGCTTTTGGTGTAGTTATTTTTGATATAAACTTATGTAACTAGCTAAAAGTACTGGAGCTAAAATGAGCAAAGTTGCATGGAATTACATCGTACCCGTAGTCCTTCCGAAAGACCTTAAGGGCGTTGAGCCAGGAAAACTTCCCGCCAATCTTTTGAAAGCAGTCCCTGGTGGTGGGAAAATGCATTGGATTGCCGCATCTGCATGGACGGCAATGGTGGAGAAGGCCAAGGCTGAAGGCGTTGAACTAAAACCGACTTCCAGCGGCGATACATATCGCGATTACGAAAGTCAAAAAAAAGGTTTTCTGAGCCGCTACACACTTGACAAAGTGGACGGAACCAGCACTAAGACATTTGAAGGCAAGACTTGGTATCTCAAGAAGGGCATGGCGATGCTTGCCACACCGGGTAAATCGCAGCATAACCTCGGTTTGGCCGTTGATGTTCATTCGGCATCTGAACCGAAGCGTCTCAACTGGTTGATTGCAAACGTCAAGGAATTTGGTTTCTCGTGGGAGGTTGTTCCGAGCGAGCCATGGCATCTTCGCTACGTAAGCGGTGACAATATTCCAGCTTCTGTTAAGGCATGGATGGACGCTAACGGAGTTACGGCGCCGGCAGGTGGACCACCTGCTGCAGCCACTGCAGCAGGTGGAGATGACGTTAGGAAGCTGCAAGAGGCATTGAAGGCCAAGGGTTTCTATAAGGGGGAAATAAATGGCCAAAAAGATGCCGCAACAGACGCAGCAATAAAGGCATTCAAAGTTGCAAATAAGCTTGCAGCAGACTCTGTGACTGGTCCAAAAGTTAGAGAACTGCTTGGTTTGTGATGGAAGTTCTTGTGGGCCTAATCGGTGCAGCATCCCTAGTTCTAGTTGCAGTTATTGAACGACGAGGGCGCAAGGATGAAGAAAAGTGGGAAAACAACACCAATGAACATAATGCATTAGTCAAAAGAGTTGAGGACATCGGCTCGAATCTGGGTCGCTCAATCGACAGGGTCGAAAGCAATCTCGGTGAAAATATCTCTCGGTTAGCTAACAAGATTGAGCAACATGATGAAGTTTTGTTTAATCACCTTGCTACTCACGCCGAACAAGAGTTTCAAAAAGGCTCAAACAAAACGAAAGGCAAATAATGGAACAACTACAAAACATAGTTCTTCGCATATTTGCGACTTTTGCCGCTAGCGGTCTTGGTGTTGTTGGTGCCGGCACAATAGCTGGTGTTCCAATTTGGAAATCTGTATTCATGGCGGGAATCGCCGGAGTAGCAACCGTAGTCGAGGGCCTGTCTAGAGCCTTCTTGAATGACGGCAAATTGAGTCTTGACGAGATAAATAGTGTTTTCAATAAGGTTGATAATTCGGTTAAGAAAATTTCAAAAGACTAATGAAAAAGATTTTTTTTAGTGTTTTTTTAATTCTTGTAACTTCATCTTGTGGATATAACGGAAGCTACAGGTATTCATGTCAGGACCCAGAGAATTGGGAAGACCCAAATTGTCATCCCCCTATTTGTTTAGTTGACAACATGTGCACCGAAATATTGCTTGGGTTTGACCCGACAGAAACAACCATAGAAATTACACGAGACACAGGAGATTCAAATGGCTGATAAAAATGGCGACGGGATTGTTTATCATCGTTCAGATTGTAGCGATGACTATGTGAGATGGTACGGCTTTGGTGGCGATGGTCCATGTTCAACTTGTGAGACATGGGGACTTGCTCCTGAGGCAATTAAGTACATCCATGACCATCCTGAAGTTAACCATAGGGTTGAAGACATTTTGGCTATGGAATGGAACAAATATGTTCTTCCAGCACTTGAAGAAGGTTGGGAAAGAGTAGAAGTCGGCGTAAAGGATGCAGTCGCCTGGGTTGATGCAAACGCTTGCAACCTAGCAGTAACTGCGCTAGTCAATGGGTTGGTGCTTGCTGCATTTGGACCAGAACAACCTGAAGGTTTAGCAACATCTACCACTCTATCCGTGATAGCACAAACAATAGACAAAGCAGAAAAAGCAGTCGTGGTGAAAGCAATGACTGAAATAATTGCTGATGCATTTTTGATGATACCCGAAGTCAGCAACAATGTTGACCACTCACTATTGGACAACATAATTTCAAATTGTTTGGCTGAAGGTTTGAAACACCCAGAAGCGTGGGAAACGCCAGCAGGTGTTTGGCTTGCAATCGGATGGGCGGTTTCGCCATTTATTTCAGATTTGATATGCAAGAAGACTTGCCCTGAAGGATTCACCAAGGCATTCGGTGCGTAAATGTTAGACAGAATGAATAATCGCCCAAGACTGACACCGGCAGAACTTGATGCAAGGCTTAAGTTTATTATCGGTTGCATGCTTGGTTTTGTGCTTCTAATTACGACCGTGGGCGTTCTTTGGGCGTTGGTATTTGTTACACAGCCGATTGGCGTACAAGCGGAAAATGACAAGATGTTTTTCGGCGTCCTGTCAAGTGTTGCTACGTTCATTACGGGCACCCTCGCAGGACTTATGATATCTACTGGAAGAAATGCCGAAGATAAAAACGGCAATGGTATTCCGGATAGCGAGGAATAGAACATGGCTGGACCGCCAAAGAAAAAACAACTTAGGGAAGAAAAAAATTCAGAGGAAATAGCTTTCTCTAATGCCGCGAACTCGATTTACAGTATTTGTGTACCGATGAAGGATGCAGAATTTATCCGGTTCAAACACCCCTATGCGGCAAACGATATTCACACAAGCACCTCAAGTGATAAATTCTTGGAGACATTTAAAGAGTTTAGCGACAAGGGTTTATATAACAAGATATGTAGAGAACTAACTAATTTTGGTGAGACGATTGACCCAAGATGGTTTTCTGTTCTAGACAAAGCCAAGAAGCATTGCGAGGCGGCTGATGGGTTGTTGTCCGAGTCAAACTAATCTCCCTCTCTCTGGGGGAAATAATCTATCCGAGCGCAGAGCTCGAAGATGGCTAAAATTCGATGAGCGCACCAATCGGTACGTTGTCGACACCAACGACGACGAGACAGTCGAGGAAAACAGGGTTAACCATGAATAGGTTTTGGTACGGAGCAAAGGTTCTAAAAGTGATTGACGGTGACACGGTAGATTTAAGTATTGACCTAGGTTTTAAAATTCATCATGAAATTCGTGTCCGTCTATTTGGAGTCAACACTCCAGAGTCTCGAACAAAAGACCTGCAGGAAAAAGCCCTTGGTTTAAAAGCAAAGCAGTTCACCCAAGACTGGTTTACTAATCACGAGTGGGTTTTTGTAAACACAATCCCAGACAAGAATGACAAGTACGGGCGTATTCTGGCAAAGATTTACTCGTCCGAAAACATTAATGACCCAACGACCGCGTGTCTAAATACAGACATAATCCAGTCTGGCTATGCCAGGGAGTACTACGGAGTAGGCGACAAGACTTGGACGGAGTTCAAAGCCAAGTAGTATAAAATTGAGTTAGGGCGACTGCGTCAAGAGATGGGTCACTAATTCTAAATTTATCTGGGAGCCCAAATGCAGAATGAATCAGAATTGGTTTGGAATAACGACGGCCACTCAATCAGCTTGCGCATAGAAAAAAACGATTTAGTAGTAGTTGGATTCGAATGTCCTCACCAGGAACCCAACGCGGATTGCAGGAAGCATTCCGAAGAGTGCATAGTTGAATGGTTCATCTACCGTTTTGGTTTGGAGTGCAATGTTGGAATGTGTGAACCAGCTTCAAAAATTTCGATTGCGTGGGCAGTGACTGGAGAACCGCAGATGGGTTTCGACATGTGTCAAGTTTGGGTTATCCCAACCACTGACGAATTTTTTTCAGCTTGGGCATTAGCCCAATAGCTAATCGAGTAGGTCTTTTAGTTTGATTTTCGCTGTTGCGGCTTTGTTCTCGTCTAAAGCTTCGATTTCAAAACTTAGACAATCTAGGACAGCAGCGGCAATTTCACCCATGGAATTATTGAGTTCCACCAGCTCTTCTCCAGCAATTTTCCCGTCGTCCACCATATCCATGAGGTTTTCTTGGATGTGGACTAGAACCTGGTAGCGAGCGTTATTTGCGTCTGGTGCCATATCCAAAGGTTACCAGTGGGGTTGCAAAAGCCCAAAGACCTGTGTATAGTTTAATAACCAAGCCCACGGGCACAAACAACGAGGAATAGGAGCAATAAATGTCAGCAGAAATCACCCTTATGGGTAATTTGACCGCAGACCCAGAAATTCGATATTTCGATTCTGGAACTGCAAAAGCTGAATTTTCGGTCGCGGTAAATCGCGTCTGGAATGACGCAAACGGAGAGAAGAAAGAACAAACCAGCTACTTCAAAGTAGAAGCATGGAAATACCTTGCTGAAGATGTGGTTCGTGTTTTGACAAAGGGAGTTCGCGTTACAGTCAAGGGTCTCATCGAACAGAAGACTTGGGACGACAAAGAGACCGGAGAAAAGCGCAACACCTATGTTGTGACCGCAAACCAAATTGGACTAGGGCTCATTTCTGTCGATTCGTTTGAACGACGAAAAGGCGGCAGCCAGGGGGAAACTTCTGTTGCGTCAACGGCAACCAAGACAGCAACACGCCCAGCTGCAGTAAAGCCAAAGCTGCCAGTTCGCAATACAACCCAAGAGCAGTTGGAAGAAGAACCGTTCTAGTAGGTTCCAATCCTGCATTACCCACCCCGAAAGGGGTGGGTTTTTGCATTTGTGGGCATATTTTTTTATTCATCACCGAAACCCAATAGCCATGCGGGTTTCACAAGTAAACAAACGACCCAAAACACCCCAAAAATGACAATTACATTACGTAAGGGGGTATAATTTATATATGGAGTTAGCAACTAACTAACCAATCGACGGGCCACCTCCGTCGCGTCTTATCCAACGACCAAAGGAAAACACTTGAACACATTACAGGGCTATGCCATATCCATATTGATTTTTATGATTGGAGTAGCAATCCCCAGTCCGGCGACTGTGAACGAAATTCCGCTAGGTAACAGTCCAGCCATCGTATATGAGGGCTGGGCAGCAAAAGAGGGTGGTGTCGAAACTCTATTGGCAGCCAATCAAGATGCCGTCAAGCAATCACCCAAATATCCTCCAGTCAAAAACGACCACACAGGTAAGCGCAACGAGGTTCCGCAGGACCCAGAAAAGCGCTGTCCGAAATGGGAAGCTGCATTTGCGGACTATGGGTTATTCCCAATTGAGACATGGTCCTACATTGCATGGAGAGAGAGCCGCTGTCGTGTCAAGGCGCAGAACGCGGAGTGGGATTCCAATGGAAATATGACGTATCACCTAAATAGTGATAAGTCGTACGATACCGGTCTCCTTCAGGTTAATTCTTCATGGCGTTCGCGAGTAGCAGAAGTGTGTGGTGAGTGGGCTATTGAAAATCGCATGCAAGGGCTCAAAACACTTGATTGCAATTTAAAGTTTGCTCGATGGCTGATGGAGAATTCAAAAGGCGGGCTTTCTAATTGGGGCATGTAGTGTCCTTTTCTTCAAACACCCGGAAACCTCACATCCCAAGTGTGCTTTCATTGCTTGTCTGGATTGGCTTGGGTCCGCTGATTGGGATTGTCCTGTTAATAGGTGGGTTTTTGTTTAATTAGATATGGAGCCCTCGGTGGGAGTTGAACCCACGACCTACCGCTTACAAGGCGGTTGCTCTGCCACTGAGCTACAAGGGCGAATCGTTGCACGATGTGTAATTTACGATACACATTGCCGGCTGGTGCGTGTAGTATTTGGTTAATGAAAGAAAATTTGTCATTGTCTCAAATAGTTGAAAAGATAGCAGTCTGCAACCGCAAAATGGAGATTTTGGATTCTCGGATGGCTGAATTAGAAGACGAAATCGAACTACTAAAGGCAGAGCCAAATTATAGCACGGCTAAGAAAAAATAACAATAAAGTGACTAGTCAGCCCCTATAAAAATACATTCACCAGTGCACTCTTCGGCTGCCTCTATAACGTCGTCACCAAGGCGGTCTTCTGCTGACTGAATGCCTTATAAACAAAGGCTTAAAAAATAAGTTGTGTTTTAATTAAGGTCGCTGTATAGTAGGAGTCTACTAATAAATACCTACTAGAGAAAGATAAAAAGTGAAAAAACTATTGGCGTTTACCGTATTTGTTTTTGTTTCAATGTTTGCGTTTGCCTCGCCTGCTAATGCCACATCTTGCGCAATCACTTCAGAATCCATTTCGCCTAGCTCTGCTGTTCTTTCTGCAGGTTCGACGGGAGTTACGTGGACAGTTTCGGCGTCATGCCAATCTCCATATATTCATAACACTGCAAATGCTTTAGGTTATTTATGCAATGGTGGTTCTTGTATTGCGGCAACAGCAACACCGGTCCGAAACTCATACACCTACACATTTAGTTTTTTATTAAATCAAAGTTCCCCTGCTGGTGTTTGGACACCCAGAATGACCTTGTCTTCAAGCGATGGGGTGACCAAGTTTGATATAAGTTCAAACAGTTCTGTAGTTATTTCTTCTTATGTCGCACCAACTACAACAACTACCATTGCTCCAACTACTACGACTACTATTGCACCAACTGTTTGTATAAAAAGTACTTCTGGACAACAAATTCATGACACTGTCACTTGGTTTTATTCTCCTAGTTCTGTACCCAATAATCCAGCTTACAAATCAATGTCTTTAGCTGTATGGCAATCTATGACGCATGAGCAAAAAATTAATTCCGGACCTTTGTATATGTCGCCTGCTCCGACTGGTGGTTGCAATCAGCTATATTCTTACCCATCAGCTGTAACAACAACTACCACCGTTCCTGTGGCCACTGTGACGACTGTTGCTCCCGCCACTACCACCACACTCCCACGATGGCGTAATTATTGCCAACCCTATAATGCCCACACGTGGCACCAAGCAACCCTTGATAGTTTGTATTACACCTATCCTCCTAGTGCGGTTTATCCAGTACCTGCTGGTGGTTGTTCTTCTCTGAATACAGTTCAAACTACAACTACAACTTCTGTTCCAGTTGTTCAACAAAAAACCCAAGTTGCCCCAACCCAAGTGGCAATTTTGCCAAAAGTTCAACCTCCGGTAACAACTTCTCCAGTTATTCAATCTCCAGTAATAACTTTGCCAAAGACTATAAATCCAGGAGTTTCTGCCGCAATACCTGCAAAAGTGCCCTATGTTGTGCCATGGAAATATGTGTGGATGAATAAAACATCCACCGCAAAAATAAAAACAGGGGCATTGTGTTTTAGCGGTAAGATTTCCACGGCCACGAGTTCAGGAGCATGCTCTCATAACGGTGGGGTAAAAAATTGGATTTACTATTCTACAAAATCTACCAGTAAGGTTAAATACAAATGCTGGTTGAATAAAAATACAAACACCTACAACAAAAACTGCATCGCAGTTTAAGGAGAATGAAAATGAAAATGAACATGAACATCAAACCTACATATATTGCGGCTATCGCCGTAGTTGTTTGTGGGTTCATCGGAACCATCTTCACGATGAAAAGCATTAACGACTCAAAAGATGCACTTATGATGCGCCTTGAAAAACAATCAGCAATCATTGACCAGTACAACAAAGATTCACAAGAAAAACTTGATGGACTCAAAAGCGGTCAAGACACCTTGAATGAAAATGACAAGGTTCTGTCTGAACAAATTGCCGCTGTAGACGTAAAAATTGACGCACAAGGCTTGGCTTTGGGTTTAATGCAAGAGGATATTTTGGCTTTCAAAGAATCTATTAAAAACCTTGATGACACTGTCCGCGCAAACCAAACATTCATTTTAGGAGAATTGACAGGTCTTAAAAAGACCGTAGATGCTCTGCGAAATGCAGGGAATAACGCAATAACTGCACAGCAGGTAATCCGCTATACCTCCTGTGCGGCCACTGGACAACAGTGCAACTGGATTATCGCAGGAAAGTAGCACTCAAGTAAGGAAAAGTGGGCGTGGTGGGATTGACTCTCATCACGCCCATTAATGAATAATCGCCTTAGTCAACTTCTATAAAAATGCACTCGCCAGGGCATTCCTCAGCCGACTCAATAACGTCTTCAAGCCTGTCGTCTAAGAAGGATGCTAATCCAGCCGCGCCTTCTGGGTTCCCCACAGCGGCCGCATAAATCTTGTCCCCTTCTTTTACATACGCAAGACCGTCCGGCATCATATGAAAAACATCTGGGGCTATCTCCGCGCATAGTCCATCTCCAGTACATAGGTCTTGGTCAATCCAAACTCTCATTTTTTCCCTTTGGTGAGTGGTCCACCTGTCAATACATCAACACCAGTTTCAGTGACCAACACGGTGTGTTCAAATTGCGCGGTGCGCTTGCCGTCTGCGGTGACTGCTGTCCAGCCGTCGTTCCACATGCGGTGCTGCCATGTGCCAAGTGAAATCATCGGCTCAATCGTGAATGTCATGCCAGGGCGCATGATGGTGTTGTTGCTCTTGTCGTAGTAGTGCAACACCTGAATGTCGGTGTGAAACTGCTCGCCAATTCCGTGACCAACAAAGGCGCGAATAACGCTCATTTGGTCTTGTTTTGCTCGGGTTTCAATGGCTTTTCCAATGTCACTTAGTGGGCGACCAGGAACAACGGCTTCAATGCCGCGCCATGTGCACTCTTCGGTTACAGAAATTAGGTTGCGGCTCTCGTCGTCAATCTCGCCTACTGCAAATGTTGCATTGGTGTCGCCATGAACGCCATTCATGTAGCACGTGACATCAAGGTTAATGATGTCGCCTTCTTGCAGTACGCGTGAATCGGGAATTCCATGACAAATCACTTCGTTCACTGAAGTGCACGCACTCTTTGGATAGCCTAAATAATTCAATGGGCTCGGGTATGCACCGCGCTCGATGCACAAGTTGTGCACATAAACATCAATGTCATCCGTCGTAATTCCTGGACGAACAAATTCTCCTGCAAGGCGCAGTACTTCTGCAGCAGCAGAACATGCAATGCGCATGCGTTCAATAATTTCAGGTGACTTCACTGCAGATTCTTGCCAGCGCGTGACCTTGCCAGTCTCTGCGTACGGCGGCTTCACAATGTGGTCAGGAACGCTCAACATAGGTCTTGGTCAATCCAAGCTCTCATTAACTTGCGTTCTTTGATTTACAGTTTTTATGACAGTGACAACCTTTTGATTTTTTCCACATCCAAAAATGATGGGCAGCCATTAACACCATCAATGCCCACATTAAGTTCATTTCGCTAATCATTAAAAAATTAGATGTGGATGAGTGGTCGTGATTCATATGGTTAATCCAGACTTTCATTATTCCTCGGTTACTTCAATATCGTAGTAATACTCATCATTATCAGCTGTCCGCCATTTTTTGGCATCTTCAACATCCCACAATCTTGTATTTACTAATCGCTTTATAAGATTACCGTCTTTAGTGGTAAATGATGGGTCAAACAATCTAACCCTGTTGTTTGGCTGAATGGCAAAGTTCCCATCATCTCTCAGCATTACATGTCCGCATTTGTGTTGACCTGGGTTAACGCTAAAACCAAGATTGATTACATTGTCGTCTGGTGCATGCCAATCGAGTGTAAATAGATATCTTCCATTTACAAATTCACCACTTCTGGCCACGTACGTCATTCGCATGTTTCGCATTGCCTGAAATTCGGTGACGGTTATGTGTGCGCTAAATGAATTCCATAAAACCAAATCGTGTATATCCACCTCTGGAACATTAGGCTCCGAACAAAAGGCCGATATCGGCATTCTCCACCAGACACCACCATCTTCCATCAAGAAATGAAACAGTGGAGAGCGTCCCTGAATTGATGTAACCCCAAATATCACGCATGGGAAATACTGCTCATGGGAGTCTTTTTGATTTCTGAGATAATTGCCGCGGACATAGCATTCTATTTGCGGAGTGTTTGCGTTTAGTTCCGGCATTTGCCTATTTTACACCTTGGCTGGGGAGGTAGGGCTCGAACCTACGACAAGCGGATTAACAGTCCGCTGCTCTGCCAACTGAGCTACTCCCCAATGTTCTTTATGGAGTCACACGGGCGTTATCAATCCATGCATCGTATGTAGCGGGCATTTGTCTTTTGAAAATTTCTTCAACTTCTTTTGCGTAGAGACGAATGTCAATCTGAGCAGCGTCGTGATTTCTGAGCGAAAGGAAGTTCATTAGGGCCCGGGCATTGACTGTCCAGTAGAACTGCGTATACATGCTTACTGGCAGAACAACTCTTGCCAGCTCCTTTGCTACACCCTTTTCGACTAGTTGTTGATATGCCTCGTAGCAGTACGCGTTTACTTCTTCAATGTGCAGAATCGTGTGTTCGGCTAATTCCTCTTCGACGGGCTCGAATTTATACGCTCCCGGTTTGCCGGCTTGAGTGCGCACATGCTTTTTCTCTGGCGCAAAGAAATCGTCTTCAACAAAGCTGTACCTCGCAGAAAACTCATTAAATGAACCGATGCGGTGGCGGAACCATTCTCGGGCAACAAACAGCGGACACTTGACATGAAATCTAAACGAGTTATGTTCAAATGGGGTTCCGTGTCTTTCCCTCATTAAGAAATTGATAAGTCCCTTTGCTTTATCATCTAGTTCTTCTGATGACTGAGCAAAAGAAACTCGAGCAGAGTTAACCACCGAAAGGTCGTCTGCCATGCAGCCATCGAGCCGGACAAAACCGAATTCACTCATTTTTTCTCCTTGGTTGCGTTTGGCGCGTCGGGCAGGAATCGAACCTGCAACCTACAGATTAGAAGTCTGTTGCTCTATCCGATTGAGCTACCGACGCATGGCTCAACTCTAATTCAGGCATACCAAACTGTTCGAGTGTTGTCGTGATGACACGCCCACTGTATTCGCCGTCCGGAGGGAAGCTATCGTGAACCAGACATCTCTTTACCCATCTGTCCATTCCGTCATACCTTGGCTGAAATGGTTTTCGTCCGTGCACGGTGCGATGGTTATCTATTACTAGTAAGTCACCCGTTGACAGCACGACGCTGCGCTTCGCTCTCTGTATCGCTTTGCTTGTTTCAATTAGAGCGTGTTCTGCTTCCGCTCCTATTGGTTTCATCAGTGTGGAGTCATAAACAAGTTTCTGTTCATCATCACTTAAAATCTGTTTACGAATAAATATATTCGGTTCAGTGTTGGTGCGGAAGCTCTGGTCGATGCTTGTATAAAAGCTATCAGTTTTCAATGCTGATATCACCGATTCATCTAGGCCATTAAGTATGTCGTCCAAAACCGCATAAGTGGTCTCTGCCGTGATATCACCTCTCAGGCAAAGCAACAATACGTATTTAGGCATGTAGGGATGGAATGCAGTTTCCGTATGCATCTCCAACTCCACTTTCGAAGAAGATGAAATTTGGTCAAGTTCAAGTTTGTGCACTGGGACTACATTTTGAATAAGTCGCCCACCTTGTTCCTGTATGTACCCAAATGGCTGACCCAGCTTGATGGCTTCCTCTAGGAGTATTCCATCCGCAACAGGGGTTGGTTTATCAGTGAAAGGGGTTGCAGGCGTACGAGGAATGTCGCCTATGCCCAAACCGGAAATAACCCTGACAGACATTCTGTCTTACCACGATGTTTCGACAAATTGATGAGTAGCAGAAAGCACAGCGTCCTTATGGAATGGGTCCAGCGATGTTCCGCGTATTTTCTCTGAAATATCAGGTCGGTGTTCCCACAAGAGATTGAAATACACTTGCCCGTAGCGGTAGCCGAATCCATCGCCCTTCAACTTTTCGTAAACTATGCTCGCATCTGCGAGAAAGTCATTGAAAGACTTATAGTAAATATCCTGATTCATGGTTTCCATTATAGATTAACCCCTTAACCTTGTGTTGCACTTGGTGCAAATGTCGGCCCAAGGGTACGTTTTGCGCATTTCCGCCGGGTGCTGACAGTCAAGCGCTTCGCTAGCGGCCTTGTTGCATAGTTCCCTTACCATTTCAGCCAATGATAGACCTTTTATTTCCGCGGTTTGCTTCCAGCGTTCATGGTCTTTTTCTGTAGCGCGAATCAACACCTGCTTTTGCGTTGGTTCACCAGGATTTCCGGCGCCATGTTTCTTTCGACTAAAGGACATTGTGCTGGCTACGGCATCTACGGCCGCATCAAGATTATCCTTCTCTTCTGGGTTATCGACGCCAACCATTAATTTTCTCCTTAAGTAATTCTTCCACCCTACTAGAGAGTTCTGAATTTCTCCGTTCTGATTCTTCAAGGCGTTTTCTCAAGTTCTGTATTTCCGCGGCTGCTCTTCGGTTGGTTTCTGCTTCTGGGTAGTTATTTGGACGGTAATTCATAAGTCTTTCCAAAATGTCATAGGGGTCATTGGAAGATGTCGTCATCCTCTACTGATTGTCCCATCTTTTCGATGGTGCCGGCAGCAGCCAAAAGATGAGTGATATCACTGTGTTTTTCGAACGATTCTTTAACAATTGAGTAATTATTTTTTCCGTTGACTTTTGTCTTTGCTATGAGGTTGTTGTCTAGGAGCATTTTTAATGATTTCAAGACTGCCGCCTCTGAAACCCCCAAGTAAATCGCCAGCGCTCTCACGGTAATTCGCGGCTGCTGAACAACCGTGATAAGTACGCGAGCCGGCGCAGTCAGCAGGCTTATTTCCTCTGTGACGCTATAGCTAATTCCCTGAGTGCTGGATACAGCATTGACTATCCTTTTTGCCAGCTCTTCTGGCCCCAAGTGAGAGCTCTCTTTTATAAGCAGTTCTATCGGAGTAAACAACTGCTTATTAGCTCCTATGTTTTCCTTCATTCGAATCAATCCCCAGTCATGGTCCTTGCTAAAACTACAATGCTGTGGTTTAATATACACCATGCACGTTTGCACATTGCGCCGCCCTAATAATCCAGTGTCGCACAGTGTCGCTCAATCTACAAAGGGGGAGTAAATAATGCTTAAGAACACACTTTTGGACCTTATGTCTCGAATGCCATGTCGAGTTGGGGAGGTTGTCCAGACCATGGATGACGACACCCAAGAAGCATTTGGACAGGTAATGAGCAGTGAGGTTGGGGACAAGACAATCTCTGATGCCCTAAAAACTGAAGGAATCTTGATTTCTCGTGAAGCCATTCGCGGGCATCGTCATTGCTTCCGTGAAGAAACAAGAGACCAGTGCAAATGCTTTCCAATCAAGGGGACAAAATGAGTAAAGAACTAGCTTCCAAACTGACCAAAATCGCCCACAAGCCAGAACTTGACAAACAGCGGCAGCAGTTCTTGAGCGCCCTGGCTGAGACTCTTCGCAAGAAGGGTATAGACCCTGATGATATCGGGGAAATCAAGAAGGTCTCAACCTCTCAGACGTTGATTAAAAACCTTGAGGGGGAGGCAGAGGTCCATGACCTTTGGCACTTCCAGTTCAGCCCTGCGTTTGAAGAGGGTCCTTCTTGGCCGGTAGTTCAACCAGGTCCAGCAATCAGCCTGCCCAAAATGCCGGCTGTGAAAAAGGTCACAAAACCCTACAAGCAGGCGGTCATCGTTCCAGACGCTCAAATCGGATACTACCGAAAAGAAGATGGAACCCTTGAATCCACCCATGACGAACTCGCTATCTCGGTCGCCCTCCAGGTGATTGCTGATATCAAGCCAGAACTTGTGGTTTGTGTAGGGGACAACATCGACTTCCCCGAACTGGGCAAGTACCGAACCAGTCCTGCTTTTGCGCTTACCACCCAAGCGTCGATAGACAGGGCTACTGTCCTGGCAGCGCAACTTCGAGCTGCTGCTCCACATGCCAAAATCGTATGGCTTGCCGGTAACCACGAAGAGCGTTTGCCCAACTTCATCCTAGACAATGCCAAGGCCACGTTCGGACTACGCAAGGGGGATAGCCCTAAGTCGTGGCCAGTAATGTCTGTTCCAAGCCTCTGTCGTTTTGACGACTTCAAGATTGAATACCGACCAGGATACCCAGCTGGCGAGTTCTGGATTAACGAAAAGCTTCGTGTCATTCACGGCACCAGAGTTAAATCTAACGGCTCAACTGCCCACATGTATCTCAACTCCGAGAAGACTTCGGTCCTCTATGGACACATCCACCGCATAGAAACTGCGTTCAAGACTAGAAGAGACTTCGAGGGGGCCAAAACCATTATGGCGGCATCTCCTGGCTGTCTCGCTAAAGTCAATGGCGCTGTGCCGTCCACAAAAGGTGGAATAGACCTCGACGGACGCCCGTTAACAGTTGTCGAAGACTGGCAACAGGGCCTAGGTGTTGTCTCCTATGAAGACAAGGGCGACCACAAGTTCTCCTACGAAGCCATGCACATCTATAGCGGATGGGGAATGCTTCGTGGAATAGAGTACAAAGCCAAGTAGGTCCCTCCGGCCGCAATTATTTCATCGCGGTTCCTGAATACCGAATACGCATTACCCAAGAATAGAGGAACACCTAGAGATGACAACCATAGTGGCAATACAGGGAGATGGCTTTGCTGTAGTAACAGCTGACTCAAGAATCGTTTCCATGATGGAGAACGGAGCAACATCAGCTATCTCCCACTTGGGTGGCAATCTATCCAAGGTCTCTCAGAATGGACCTTATCTTCTGGGGGCAGCTGGAGATGTGAGAGCAATCAATATCTTGCATCACGCATTCACTCCACCTACACCTCCAAGTAACTTGAAGGGCAAAAAGCTTGACGCCTTTATTACCAATAAGTTCATACCAGTACTGAGGGAGACGTTCGAAAAGCAGGGATACGCCACTCCAGAACGAGAAGCTTCTCATATCGCACAACATGATTCAACCGTTCTGGTAGTGATACATGGTGTTGTATATGTGCTTGACGGAGACTATGCATGGTGCTCTGACTCAAATGGGTATTACGCAATTGGCTCAGGTGGAGACTACGCACTAGGCGCGCTTCACGTCCTACTCAATAAGAAAAAGTCACTTGACATACCAGCAGCAAGAGGTGCAGCCACAAAAGCCATATCAACAGCAGCAAAATACGATGTTCACACAGGTGCCCCATACCACACCTATGTACAAGATAGTTCCGGCACGAAAGACAAACAACCGATACCGATAAAGAAAGTTAGTCAAAATGCCGGACGAACAAGAAATAACAAACGCACCAACAGCAAGTGATATCCAAGATAAAGGCTGGATGTACTTCGCTGAGTGTAAGGGCTTGACACACATGATGTTTCCTAGGTCCCATAAGGACATTAGTTACATTCCAGAGGCCAGAGCACTATGCGCAGCATGTCCGGTATCGACTCAGTGTCTTAACTACGCACTGGAGTTCCCAGTAGCAGACATGCACGGCATCTGGGCAGGGATGACCTCCAGACAGCTGCAAACAGAACAGAAGAGGAGAGGCGTTGGACCGACTAGACCGACACTCTCGCAAATGTGGGGCGATTAAAACACCGCTAAAGTCCGCGCACGCCGCATTTCTTGCAGAATTTCATCTTTTGTAGTTGCTGCCACTCCGGATTACAGTCAGTTTTTCCGCAGGGTTGTATTAATCGTTCGCCAGTAACCCATTCACGTACTACGTCTACCACGTCTGGTATTCCCTTTACAGCTTCTGGTGCGGCCGGCAATCCTCGCTCTTCACGTATGTCGAGCATTATGCGCGTGCCCACCCAGTCTTGAATACTGACGCCAAGCTTTTTGCAGTGGTCGACGATTTGGTTTTTGAGCCAACCAGGTATGACGACGTTTAAGTTGTACTTGCCGTCTGGGTCGTTAGCGCGTTGGGGTTCGAGAGGCATCGCGTTCCACAAGTGTGAGCAGATATTCAGTGATGGTCATGTCGTAGCCATCAGCCAAATCGGTTATGAAGTTTTTCTTATCTGCCGGAATGCGAATGGTAATAGTAGAGAATTTACCAGTAGCTGTTTTTGTTGGTCTCCCCATGCGTTTGCGCATAGGCGAATCTTAGTCCACAAAGGCGTATGCCTGGGACTCCCATTCTGTTACAACAGTCTTATACACGTCAAAGAATTGCGTCCTGTCGCCGTTTGTGTTGTGGGCGATGTCTGCTATTCCACCCATCTTGTGAATAGCTGCAAGCACACACGGGTCGATTGATTTTAAGTCCACAGCTCCGCTGGTGACGCTTCTGGCGAGCTTTTGTACTTCCACCCAGGCTGCTGCCGGCTCAGGTGGTGGAACTAATTTACCGGAAATCTGGATTGCTTTTTTGCGTACTTGTGCTGGGCGGGGAATGAATGTTTCTGTTAATGAAAGTTCACGCACTGCGCGGGCAATCGCATCATGAGGTAAATCATGTAATGCACTACTCCACACCTCAAGTATCTCTTTCCTTTTATTGGCTACATTCGTAAGGGCGGAGTTCCAGTGTATGTGGATTTGTACAACAATTTTCTCTAGTTCTTTTTCGTCCACTACTTTGCCTCCACTACTTCTTCTACCACCGTCGGACTAATACTAGGTCGTTCTACTACCTCGTTTACCAGTGTCCCATGTTGCCGGCGTAGCTCTTGCGCGTCTTGTAGGTTTTCTTGATAGAGCTTTCCGAACTTAGCTACTCGCCACTGTTCGCCGTATCGAAGAACTAGATGAATGGACGTGTAGCGCTTTTGTGCAGGATTGTCGCCCATGTGCCAGGGGGAGAAGTAACTTCCTATGATTGCGCGCACGCACGCTTCGAATCCATAGGCAATTACAGCGACGGAGATGTCTTCTACGCGTTTTGGGTTCAGCTTGTTGCCTCTGCCGTTCTTAGCAGTGTGTACACCCCTCCAGAGCTCCCAGAGGGCCGTAACGACGTCTGTATGGACTGTGGCGGCCTGCTCGAGGACCTGCTGGGGTATTTTGCGGCGTTTAGCAGTAGGCATGCCGGCCAGGATACAGACTCTAGACACAATTGTCAATATGTGACAACAGTCACCAAAAGTGGTCCTTGACACGGTTGAATTTTTTTCGCTATATTTCTATTTGGGTTAGTAGTTATCCACGGGGATGACACCTGGTTGAGATACGAGTACAACCAGTAACTGGGAAGACGATACAGCTTGTCTGTGGGTGTGTCGGTAAAACAATCGTTCTTCCAAAAATATGATTCACCCCTCGAAATGCGCAGCGTTAGCTGCCGCATTCTCGAAGGGAAACTTGTTGTAGTACTTACTGCTTTATCGGAAAATGAGAATCGTTCAGCCCGATACGACGAGTTGACTTTGCTGCACGTTTAAGGTGTATTGGGCGTCGATTGATGACAGCTCTTGTAATCCTGCCGCCGGCTCTTCCGCCACCGTCGAAGATTTAGGGCAAATGAGAGCCCCGTTGGGGTTCCGCCGCAGCGAAAACCGGAAGAGCTACTCTTAACAGTGCTGCGAGGGGTTTTCCCCTTCTCTTCCCTCACAGCACGTGGTGGGGGTTGCAGTTAGAGGATTGGTAGGTGGTCTAATGACTCCCCCCACCACACTTTTTACACGAGAGGCAATAAGAACAAGTCGTGTTCCCACATCATGCCGATTGCTGAGTAGCCGGCAATATCAAGAACTGTGTCAGAAATTGGTTCATTTTGGGCTGAGACAATTGTGCCACTCTTCGTCAAGTTCTCTAACCTGGCGAGTTTGTCGTGGACTCGAATGATGAGGCCCTGGCGGCCGTATTTAGCAATGTTGTGGTGTCCATAGTCCCGCTGCTTGCGAATCAACGTGGAAACCAGAGCATCCGGTGTGATGTCGATGTTGTTGCTTTTGCCCCATTTAATTGCTTTTGCACCAACCTCTCGCCAGAGTGCATGAACATTTGTTTTAGTTTCAGTCGAATCAAACGCGGTGTCTCGAAAATATGACGTAGAAAGTCGTTCGAAGGACTGGCGAATACCAGCTACGACGACAAGGTTGTCTTCAACAGCCCCGAAGATACTTTTAGTTTTTTGTGCAGCGGCGTCATTCCATGATGTAAGTGTAAGCATCTGGTATTTCTACCACAAATCATCCGCCACCGTCAATTGGTATGCGATACTCCTAAGCGGAGATTAATTTTTTAACTTGCTCCATTGCGACGCGCTTAGTCGAGTGACTCTTGCTGCCGCATTCCGGCGAGCCGATTATTCCAACGTGTGTCGTCACTTCAAGGCTGCACATTGGGCAGCGCCAATATTTGGTCTTGCTTTCTTTCATGATTTTTTATAGTACACCATTGTTTATTAGTTCGCTAGCACGCAAGCTAATACTACGCAGAATACGATGTAGTTAATCATTACCATCCCCTCCAGCTTCGGCCCCAGCGAGGCGATGTTCTACGTAGGTAACGCGCGCAGCGCGGCATGATGTTCTCGATGAGCTCGGGCACCACGATGTGGACCAGCAGGTCCAGCTTTCGAATAAATTTACATGGAGAACCGATTCGCAGCCGGCTGACCGGGTATACCCTGGTAGCGCGCACCACCTGCAGTGTTTCGCGAAGGTTCATAGATTCATAAAGATGCATTGTCCCCTCCTGGACGTGTGATTTTTAGTAGCGCGCTTTTAACGCTGGACATGACTTGGTCTTGCACGTGTTGCGGCTGATTGGCAAACAGCTCATTTAAAACGAAGCCAAGGACCTCAGTAGCTAATACTAGTTGACTAATCAGCGTAGTGCCATGTTTTGCTATGACGTCGTCCATTTGATTCGCCGAGATAGCCAGGCGTTCATCCGGAGATAAATCAGAGATATCAACGCACATGATGTCTTCAGTGAGTGGAAAGCCGGCACCGGTCAACTTGTCGTATATGTACACAGACTCCATCGACGCGTTTACTTTTTCTTTGTCAATCATGAGGTTCATCCACCACCGTTCGGCTAGCGATACTTTTATTTTGCATATGCGATTTCCAATTTAGCGGCCGCTCGAGGGGACAGCACGTCGAGCTCGTCGAAGCCAAGGTCTTCAGCCGCCCACTCGAGTGCGATGTCATGAAGCATGATGAGTATCTCCTCAGGACCTGCTGCAGGATGCGCAGCCAACCAGGCGTTTACCTTTTCGTACTCCTCATCGATGATTCGTTCAAACATGTACACGCGTTCTTTCCCAGTGTCTGGCGATGCCACGTAGACACCGGTCGCGAATTCCCGCGGAAGAGTTAACGTTTTCATATTCCGTAGTTCCCAGTCTCGACATCAACGTCCGCGTTACCCAGCACGCGCGCAGCGCCGTCTCGATTGTCTTTGCCATATGTTTGGGCGATTGCATCTCGTGCAACTTCAATTGCAGCCTCTCGATTGGGTGCCGAGACAACTTCAGTGTTTGTGTACGTAAAGGTAACCGTCCACTGGGGATGACTCTTGTCCCAAGTCAAATAGACGCCGTCCGTGCGTTCTTGAATTTCATCGACATTATCTCGAATATGGCGAGAGTTGATTTTGAGAAATATTGCCTGCTCATCCGGGGAGAGTTTGCTCCAGTTCTCTGGCAAGTCTCCTTCGCAGACGGAGTAATAACGCGTAATTAAATGTGTCTCAGTGAGTTCGACACGGGCTCGGATTTCTGACTCCCCCGTGGTGGTGGTTGGTCCAATGGACATTGCTTAAGCCTCCTCTTTGATGGCTATTAGTTTTAATACCTTACATTTAAATTAATTGTTTGTCAAGTCATCCACCACCGTTCGGTTAACCAAGTGAAATTAAAGTCTTGGATTCGAACAATTCGTTTTCGCCGCGGACCATCGACTCGAGAACCTCGAGCGCGCCTTTACGCCACTTCGAATTCGGGCCGCCGAGTAGTCGTGACGCCAGTCGCATGGACGCGTATTCGGGGATGCATACGTTGCGCCAGTTCAGCGGGCAGTCTATAAAATTGCGCGGCTGCAGTTGTTTACCAAGGCGCTTCTCTAGGCAGCCGATACAGAGCATCCCCCCGTAGCGGTCCATTCCCGCTCGTTTCCAACACGCATGGGTAACCATGTAGTACTCATCAATTTCCATGCAGTTGACGCCGCAGTCAACGCACTCTTCTTTGTCATAGCAAGTCATACTTCCCCCCAGTTACAGCCAGCATTCTTTACGCCTCCATACTCGGGGTTTGTACAGTTAATCCATACGGGATAAAACGGACCCAAGGCTTCTAGTTTGTCCGCCATAATGAATCGGCAATGCCAACACGGCAGACCGCCGTTTCGATATCCCTGTTTAAAGAAATATGCACGGGCATAAAGAATCATGAACGCACGACAAACCTTTTCACGGGTTTCGTTATTCAGAATCATCTTCGTCCTCTTGTTCATCATCAATTGCTGAATTGAATTCACCTGCAGCATAAATCAGTGTTTCCCACATCTCTTGTGCTGCGTGCATCTCTTCTTCTGAATCAAAGAACCAATCAATTGATTCGGAAGATTCACCATCGGTAAACAAAATACTGATTCCCCATGGCATTTTTGTCCCAGGAAGCGAAATTAATTTAACCGTACGCGGTGTACTGTTGATTGGCGTGTTGAGTTTCATACTTCCTCCGATTCCGAATAACCCAAGATGGCAGAAATGAAATCAAGACCCTCGGTCATAATCAGCGTTTCATAATCAAGCGCTGCTTGCTCTTTGGTGTAGACACCAGTTTTAACATCATCTAAAATCCCGTTCAAAACATGAACGGCGTGTTCTAGACTTTCTTTAACTTCACTGAGCGACGACATTGACTTCCCCTTTAACTATGTGAATAATGATTTTGCTCATGATGTCTTGGTCGGGAAAGCGTTCTTCCATTACTTCACGATTCCCGTAGTAGTAATCAAGAGACATGGTCTCAACAACTTCCTCTGGGTCAACCTCAT